GCATCAGACAAGGTTAGATCAAGGTACTCAGTGGCCAGTGCACCTGACTCTTTCCACACTGGCAGCATGACCTTGAGCACAGTAAAGAGGTCCTTCTCAGCTGCAAGAAACATTGCACGCTGGTCTTGCTTGTCCTCAGTGGTCTCAGCTTGGTCAAGCACCTTGGCCACACCACTGGCTGCATCCATGCCGTTGGCGAGTTTCAAGCTCACGTTTCCCACGCTGAGGTTTTTGGTTGTGAGCAACAAGCCCACTAGAGCCTCAACCATCGTTAGCACTGCAGCGGTATCCACCTTTGGCTGAATGGTCTTGATGTCACTCTGGGTCCCATCTTTTGATGCAGGGATGGTGACAACTGAGTTGGGGTTGAAAGTGAGGTTTTCAGCCTGAGCACCGATGATGGCAATGACTGACCATGACTGATACTTGGCTGCAAAAGCCAAGTCCGTGAGGAGTAGACAAATTGCAATCTGCAAAAAGTAAAGGTCATCATCCTGCACGGGCATCAACTCAATGCCCTCTTTCACATAAACAATAGGGATGACACCGTAGGGTTGAGGATACTCCTCAATGATCTTGCCGTAACCGTCCATCAGAAAGTGTCTCTCTTTGGACCACACAACATGCCTGTGGTCTACACGGTCACCACCCATGCTGAGATGCTTGATGGTGTGAGTTGGTGTCTCTGGGTCAATACTACTCTCAGAGTATTGGGTGAAGGTGTGAGAGGGCAAAGTCCTGAGACTTGGCTTTCCATCGTCACTCACATACGGCTCAAGGGCTGCACACTTTGAGAGTTTTACAAAGCGGTTGAGCAGCTTCATTTTGGTGTTGATGTCCATGACAGTGACGAGTGAGTCCACCGTTTCCATGTCAGTTTCAGCATCATCAACTGGCTTTCTTGCAGGTGGGTTTTTGTAGACCGCACCAAGCTTGTTGACCACTTTCTGCATGATGTTGATTGGGATGATGCGCTTGAGTAGCTCTTTGATTGTCTCAGGCTTTTTAAATTCCTTGAGAATGGCTGCACGGATTGTCTCACGCACTTGGCCGTTATAAATCAAGTACAACTCTTTATCTCTATTCAGCCGCTCTGTGTTTCTTGCAGAGTAAATGTACTTGGCTAAGGACGTTGATGAGACCCCCATTTATACCCCCTATTTAATCAATCGTGACTTGAGCATTGGGATTAATCACCGGAAACTCATAGTCACACATGTCTTTAAGGCCATCCAACCAGTGTGTCTTTTTCGGGTCAGACTTATCTAACTCAAAGATTTCCTCTTTGATTTTAACCCTCTCAAGATCGGTCAGCAATTCTTTTGTCTCATGAGGATTAATCAGGATGTGTCCCTTGTCAAAGAGGTTATTCATGGCATTGAGACAATCTTTGACGGACGTGATTTTTTTCTTGTACCTGATGTCTGGAAAGCCCCCTTCCTCAAGTATCTGGATGTCAGAGAGGTGACTCTTGGTTGACCGGGACTTGCCAGCCGGGTCAGGGTAAATAGCTACTGGTTTCAAGGCACGCCACCTGCCCGTGTCATCTCTCTCAGCCAACCCCAACTCGTGCAGGTTTTCCCACAACACAGTGCAAAACTGAGCCGTGGTAGCATTGTCACGGATGCATATGGACCTACGGGCATACATTCTGAAAGGCATACCCACGGGGGGTATATACCAGATGGTAGCTGCAAGCGGTGACACGTTGAAATCGAGGGACACCCAGACTTGAACCGGGTCAAAAACCATCACCTGTGATGCGTGCTTGGCTCTGCTAAAGGACCACGCGGCTGGCCTTCCATTAAAGAGCACCATCTCACCATCGCGGTAAGCCTTGAGCCGTTGAGCATCATAGGTCTCCTCAAGAGTCTGTAGGTACCATGGACCGTTGTGGGTATTCTCATCAGTCCGTATAAACATCATCTCAAGGTCAGCGTGCTTTTTCTCAAAAAACTCCTCATTGACCCACACCAAGTCCTCAGGTGTGCCACTCATGGCAACTTGAGGCATCTTGGCCGCTGCCACTCGAATACGAGACATAAACTCAGCGTAAGCCAGATAGGTGCATAGCGTGACCTCATTGACTACACCCCAACCAAGGTTGGCACCCGCGATGCTCTCACCATCATCCTCTGAGTGGTACACATAAATCTTGTTGTCAGTCAGTGGGAAGTAAAACTCATAGTCACTCTTGTTGAAGGTCACAGGCAAGTTGTTGGCTTTGGCTACCTTTTGAAATGTGGGGTATACGTCACGTCTAAACATCTTGAGAGTGGGGCAAAGCATACCACCATCAATGCCAGTGTTGACCCCTGCAAGTTGAATGGCCTTGTTGACCAGTGAGAAAGTCTTGCCTGAGCCTTTACCCCCCAGCATGAGCACCTTGAATGCTGATGAGGTGTGAAACCGCTCTTGTGTTGGTGATGGGTCATACTTGATGAGGACTCTGGCCATCAGTTACCTCATGTATGATGTCAAGCTCATGACTTGCCAGATGCTCACCTTCCTTAAACCACTTGGTGAGCACCAGTACACCTCTCTTGGGGTCCATGACTGCACCATCCCACAGCCACTGCATACCGTAGGCCCTAAGCCTCACGATGGTGGCAGTCATTCCACACGCTGTGATGTAGTTACCCCGTTGCAACATGACTACCCCCTACGGATGAGCAGAGCACCACCCGGTGACCTACCAAAGCCGGGGGTGACAATTGGTTTTTGTTTCCACCCATCTTTTTTCTTTGGTCTCTTGGTGGACTTTTTCTTTTTACTCATGGCTTGTGAAACACCAAGATGAGTGCAAGGCCAACAATGATGCTGAGCCACCCCGCTGTCTCAGCACTCATTTTGTCTCTTTCTTTTTTGGCCGGATAAACTCATAGGCTGTCATGTCTGTCTCAACATCCTCAGTGGGTCCTACTGCAATACGGTCACCCCAGTTGAAACGATTTTTCATGTTGAACACCCACACCGTTGCATTGAAGTCTTTGCCACGGTTTTGACCTTTGATGCCTTTGCCTTCCCAAAATATTCTATTGGCAGCAAAGCCATCCTTTTTGGCCTTTAAAAAGTCTGGCTGGTCTTTGGTCCACCTATATATCTGGTCAGCACAGGTACCTATGTGACCTGCAAAAGCCTCAAAACTATACCCCTGACCCATGAAATCAATGAGCATCTGGCAATATTCCGGCTTGTAGAGTGTGGGTCTACCAAACTTTGATTTTTGCCAAGCGGGGTAAGTTGACTTACTCCCTACTTTTTTCTTTGGCTTACTCCCCATGTGCCCCCCTTAAAGGCTTTCAAGAATTTCCAACCGCTTTGTATTCCACTTATCCAAGGTGAAATCACTCATCACCTTGTCATAGCCAAGCTTGGCCAATGCCTTGTGGTTCCCAATGGCGTAGTCCAGAGCCTCAGTAAATGTCTTGTGGTCCCCGTGCTCATTATACAGCACACACGGTATATCCGTAAATTCCTGCATTGTGGGTGCCACTACAGCGTGACCAGTCATGGCAAGCTCAATAAAGGCTATGTTGCTCTTGCACTCATTAAAGATGTTGGGGAGTAGGGGCACAATGCCAGCCTTTCCACCACTTTTAAACAAGGCATCATAAAATTGAAAAATAGGTGCTTTGAAATACCGGAAACGATTGGGTAGGAAATCGGTGATAAAGTACGGGTTATAGCCAAAGATGTTGAGGTGGTATTCCTTGTGTCTCAGCATCCAGTTTAGGATTGGATCACGCACGCTTTCCATATCCCTGTGATGAGAGTCAAGACCACGCCACGTCACCGAGTCCTCACGCGGTACCTGAGGACCCCGATGAGTCCACCACCTTGGGTCAATGGCGTTTCTTATGACCGTTGCTTTCTTTCCAGTCTCTTTCTGGATGACACCAGCCAAGGCTTGAGTTGAGACCGTGACCACATCACTCATCTGCAGACACGCACGCACACTTTTTTGAAATGCGGGTGACATCACTGAGGTAAAAACCTTGTTGTCAGATTGGATGTGAAAAAAGTCATCATCAAAGTCAGACCACACCTTGATGCCAAAGCCCTTGAGCCTTGAGATGACATCAGCCATGGCTGGCTCAGCTGGACGTTGGACAAAGGCCACATCCACGTTAGAGAATTTTTCCCAGAGCACACAGTCTTGGACGGTGCGGTACTCTACTCTAATGTGTGGATGGTTTCTCTCAATGTGGCCCCATGGACCCACAGCACGGTACAGACTGGTAGCGTCACCAGCCTGTGGTGCTACCACGGCTAAAGTTTTCAAAGCTGCCCCCTTGGTTGAGCACCAAGGTACCTGTCAAAATTATGACGGTCAACTACGCTCAGCAATTCCTTTAAAAATGTGATTGACGGTTGGCATGGCTGTCTGGCAGGGTATTGGGTTACATGCGATTAGAGGAAATGGCCAAAACCTGTTTTGCACACTTAGGTGGTGAGTCTACCAAGGCTCACCACCAACCCTATTGTCAGGGTAAAGTGGTCAACCGGAAATACCTCAATAAATGTATCAACTACTTTTTGAGTTTATCAACCATTTCATTTAGTTGCATCACTTGGTGCCACTCAACTTACTTAACGCTTAACGCTTTTGATTTTTGCGTACCCCACTCACTCAGTGGTGAGTGAGATTTTTTAAAACAGTACGGTTCAATTGTTTTAAGTAAATAGTAAGATATGCAAGTGGCGTGCCAAGGGGGTGTTTCTCAGAAAAAATAGTTCTGTCCGGGGTCAATGGGTGTGTGCAACGTAAAACAGGGGGTTTCCTTCCATGGTATCTGCAGTGGTGTCTTACCTACTCCGCGATAGCGGGGTAGACTTCAACTATTCAAGCAACGCAAAAATTGTGATTGGCCGGTTTAAGCAGGATAAAAAGACTTTC